TATGGGATTGCGGTGGCGGAACATGCCTCCAGGGTGTATACTGGGGTACATGCAGGGGATCATGCGATCTACCCCGACTGTCGGCCGGAGTTCATCGCAGCACTCAATACCGCGTTGCGATTGGGCAATGAATGGGCGGACCCACTGCCGATCCTGCGGGCGCCGTTCGTGATGTTGTCCAAGACGAACATCGCGCGTATGGCTGAGATTTATAGTGTGCCGGTGCAGGAGACGTGGTCCTGTTACGAGGGTGGCGATATTCACTGCGGCAAGTGTGGCACGTGTTCGGAGCGGCGCCAGGCCCTGTATCAGGCGCACGTGTACGATACGACGCCGTATGCTTGCACCTGGGAAGAGACCTGCGAAGTGGCACGTCTCGATCTGCACACTGGCGGAGATCTGTAGGAGACATGGTGGGGTCGCTTGAAGCCATTCAGAAGCTTCACGCACAGTTGGATATTCTGCAACTGCAGATTTCCGCGCTGCAGGCGACCCTTTCGGCCCTAACCATTCGGCCCATCGTGCCGTTGCGAACGCTCGTGTTCTATACTACGAGAGACGAGCACGCGCCGGCACGCTCGTTATTTGGCCATATGTGGGACTCTCCTGACTCTGAGGGTACCAGGCATAGCGGGTCTGGTATTCTCAGGGGAGAGGATACAGAGTATGGCGGCGATACCTAAATGGACGGGTCCGGTTCTCGAGAATATCCGGGAACGGGTGTCGCTTCATTGGAATGAGTTTATAGTTGGGGAGCCTACCACTCGCCAACTTGCTTTTTTGCTCTGTAATGATGTCGAGGAAGTTTTCTACGGGGGCGCAGCGGGCGGCGGCAAGTCGTACGGTATGTTGGCCGCTGCAGCGCAGTATGTTGACGTACCAGGATACAACGCCCTGATCTTGCGCCGCACGTTTGCCGATCTCTCGAAACCGGGCGCGCTGATTCCACTCTCCATGGAATGGTGGGGTTCGCGCAACGATGTCAAGTACGATAGCGCGTTACATCAGTGGCAATTCCCCAGCGGCGCTACCATCTCGTTTGGCTACCTCGATTCCAAGAATGATATCTACCAGTACCAGGGCGCCGCGTTCCAATTTATTGGCTTCGACGAGCTGACGCAGTTCTACGAGCCGTGGTACTTGTATCTGTTCTCGCGCAAACGGCGCCGCATCGAGCTCGGTATCCCGACACGCGTGCGGAGCGCCAGCAACCCGGGCGGCCTAGGCCACGAATGGGTGCGCCAGCGATTCTTGATTGATGGGCGCAAGTTCGGGCGCGTGTTCGTTCCGGCCAAACTGACCGATAACCCGCACCTGGACCAAGAGGACTATCAACGCTCGTTGGAGAACCTGGATCCGATCACGCGGGCGCAGTTGCTTAATGGCGACTGGAACGTGATCCCCGACGGCGAACTGTTCAAGCGCGAATACTTCCAGATTGTCGACGACTACCCGATGCACTCTAAGATTGTACGGTTCTGGGACTTTGCAGCAACGCGCAATACTACTAGCGCGTTCACAGCGGGTGCGAAACTGGCAACACACCAAGGGCAGTATTGGTTACTCGACATGGTGCGCTTTCGCGGCGATCCTCTGGCGGTTGAGAATACGGTCCGTTTGGCTGCAGAGCTGGACGGTACGAATACGCCGGTGTATATTGAACAAGAACCTGGCTCTGGTGGTATTAATACCATCTCACATTATCAGCGCAATATACTGCGAGGCTACAATGTGAATCCGTACCGCCCCGATCGGGACAAAGTCTCACGCGCCGGCCCGCTGAGCTCTGCAGCTCGGGCCGGCAACCTGTTTCTGGTACGAGGCAACTGGATCAATACTTGGCTCGAAGAGGCCCTCGCGTTCCCGCACGCGTTTAAAGACCAGATCGATGCAACTTCTGGCGCGTTCACTGTGCTGAACTTGGCACCGCGCCCGAATATACGGAGCCTGAGGTGATTCATGGCAATGCGTGACTGGGTCGGCAAACAAGCCGTGCGGTGGGGCGTGCGTTTGCTAGGACCCGAAATGCGGAAGGATAATCCAGTCGGGCGATCCCTGGTAGCTATCTCCACTCCTGGCAGGCCGGTGTGGACGCCGGTGGAGTATCAGAAGCTTGCCGAGGAAGGATTCAACCGCAATATTTACGTGTATCGTTGCATCGATTACGTCTCCACCACCTGCGCCGGTATTCCGTGGCTGATGTTCAGCAAGTCACGTTCCAAGTTGACCGAGATCGAAGACCACCCGCTGCTGGACTTGCTGGACAAACCCAACCCCTTTCAGGCCGGACCCAAGTTCATTGAGGCAGTGGTCGCCTACCTGCAGTTGGCCGGGAACAGCTATATCACCACCGCCGGGCCCTCGGGCAACAAACCGCCGCTAGAACTGTGGACGCTACGGCCCGATCGGGTCAAGGTGGTTCCGGGCGATGCGGTGACATTGGTTCGGGGATACGAGTACACCGCCAATAACGTCACGGTTGGGGGTATGGACACCATCAATACGCGGCATCTTAAGACCTTTCACCCTACCAACGACTGGTACGGTCTCTCGCCGATCCAAGCGGCCGCGCGTTCCATCGACCAGAATAATGAGGCCAAAGCGTGGAATGTGGCGATGCTGCAAAATGGAGCTAAGCCCACTGGGGCGCTGTCCTCGACAGGCAGCATTTCCGATGACGAGTATGACCGATTACGGCGGCTTCTGAACGATGAGTGGACGGGCACTACCAACGCCGGGACTCCGCTGCTGCTTGAGGGCGGCATGACGTGGCAAGAGATGGGCGTGAGCCCCAAGGATATGGACTGGCTTGAGGGCCAGAAGCTCTCTGCGCGTGAGATCGCGATTGCCTTCGGGGTCCCGCCGGAGCTGATCGGAGATAACTCCAACAAGACGTACTCCAATTACCAAGAAGCACGCAAGGCCTATTACGAGGAAAAGATCCTGCCGTTGATGGATTGGCTCCAGGCCGAACTCAACGAGTGGCTGACCGTGCGGTATGGCGACCAGTACGTGCTTATGTACGACAAAGACTCGATCGAGGCGCTACAAGAAGATCGCCAGGTAGTATGGACCAATGTACTCAACGCGGTCAAGGCGGGGGTCCTGACGCCTAACGAGGCTCGTGAGGAACTGGGCTACGAGCTCTACGAGAATGAGGCCGCAGATCTCTTGTACATGACCACCGAGCAACTCCCGATCGAGCAGGCCGCCGAGCCACCTGTGGTACCGCCGGTGTCCTTGCTGCCGGGCCAAACGGTCGAGAACCCCAACCCGCCCGATCCAAACACAGGTCCTGCCCCAACCGGTGCAGAACCGGCGGTTCCTGGGGCAGAACCAACGACGCCCGCTGCACCTGTGGCACCTGCGGGGGATGAGAAGCGCCGCCCTTTCGTCTCAAAGCGCGGAGTGATGACGATCGAGTACGCCTCGGGCAAGAAAAAGAGCGTGCCCGCACCTCGTGGTACACAGCGATCGAGACTGTTGTCGACAAGCAGTTCGGCAAAGAGAAGCGCGCCGTCCTCGAAGCCTTTCGCAGCAGCGTTGACGCACAACACGGACTGAGCGTGGTGTCGGCCTATCTGATGTCGGACCCAGCCAAACAGGCCTGGCAGCAACTATTGGTTGCAACCTATGTGGCCGTGGGACAGGACTTTGGTACTATTACGGCCAAAGAGTTGGATCCGTACACCAGTGCCAAACTGTGGGTGCCGTCAAAGCGCAAAGATGACTACGATGTTGATATGGATCCAGACCTGGAGGATCTCTATGACGAGGATCCGTGGCTGGAAGATGTGGTGGATTATATTCTTGGCCCTGTGGGTCTCTCGAAGGTATCCGATATCACCGATACCACCCGCGATCAGGTTGCCCAAGTGGTGGCTGCGGCTGTTGAGGCCGGCCTGGGTATGGACGACATTGCCGCGAGTATATCGAGTCTATATGTGGGCCTGGGATCGCGCGCTACTATGATCGCGCGGACCGAGACTGTGGCGGCGAGTAACTGCGCCAGTCAGCAGTATGCGTTGGGCACGGGACTCACTCTGGTGCATACATGGCTGGCAACCGGGGGATTACGTACTCGCGAGACCCACGCTGCCGCAGATGGGCAGCAGCAAGCACTCACGGATCCGTATGATGTCGGTGGCTCTCAGCTGATGTTCCCGGGGGATAGTTCTTTGGGGGCAGATGCAGGAGAGATTGTGAACTGCCGCTGTACCGAGACATACGATCCGGCGTAGGGGGAGACATGTTCGGAGATATTTTGTTCTACCGCAGTGACGGATCGTTCACGTCCCACTTGATTGAGTGGCGCACTCAATCAGACGTGGTGCATGTGGCGATCCGTTGGGACGATACGACGCAGGTAGCGGCTATGAACAACGGCGTGGTACTGATGGAGTACCAGCGCACAGGGCTGGTCTATCGGCCGCGACCCCTGATCTCCTTGCCCAAACAGGACAGTGTGCGGGACTGGTTGCATGCTCAGGTAGGGGACGAGTACTCGTACGAAGATATCTACGACGATATACTCAAGTTGAGTGGCAGAGCACTCCTGATCGGCCGCAAGGCTTTCGACTGTAGCCACCTGGCCGCGGCATTCCTGGCCAAGTGGGGTGATCCGGCGGTGTCCAAGTTTCAGCACTTCGAAACGGTGACGCCGGGTGATCTAGCGCGAGCGTGCGGCTACCAGCACTAAAGCCATTTGGGTCAATTTTACAAACTGAGCGTGACGGGGTCGTGCAGTTTGCGCGTTGGCGCGGTATCATAACCATAGAACTATACCCCGGATGTGCACCCGGGAGGAGATAGACATGCCAGTCCGTATGAAAACGGCCCCTTCGCACAAAACTCTGGTCCTGCACGACTTCAAGGCCTTGGATGATACCACGGGCAAGTTTTCCGGGTATCTGTCCACGTTCGGCAATGTTGACTATGGTAATGACTCGGTGCAGCCCGGAGCGTTTGTCAAGACTATCCGCGAAGCCAAAAGTACGCAGTCGGCAAGTGATTCGCCGTATCTTTTTCCGATCCTCTGGCAGCACAACCCCAACGAGCCGATCGGCGGCTTTGTCAATATGGCGGAGGATGCCAAGGGACTCTATGTCGAGGGTGAACTCGATATGGATATCCCACAAGGCCAGCGGGCGTATAGCG